ATTGCTTCTGGTTGCAATCCTCGGCCATCCAATCGGGGATCGCCATTGCGTTGGCTCTACACCACGGTATTCTCATAGTCCGCCTCCTGTTGACATCGGTAATTTAAAGAACTAATTGATATATATCATATTTACTTTTTTTCCCAATTCCTATTCCCTCTTTAAAGATTTTTTTCGGAACAAAAATTAATTTTTCTATTTTTTCATTATTCAGACAAAAAAGTAAATAATAATCAGCTTCATTGTTATTTTCTTTTTTAGTGAATTTCCAACCTCTTCTACTATTAAATTGTCTTGATTTAACATCAATTCTTTTACCATTCCATTCAATGTCCCATTTCCCTCTAAATGAATCACGATTTTTATCAATGCTTCCTTTTAATAATTTTAAAGCCTTTAATTCATATTTTCTTCCAATCTTGCAAGTTCCGCTCATTTCTTCCGACCTGTTGGGAAAATATTTTTTATACCAGCTTTTTTTTCCTATCCGTTGATAATATTTTTTGCGATAATCAGCTTCATATTTTTTATGGGTTTTCCTCCATTTCTTCATATAATCTAATCTTTTTTGTGGATTTTTATATCTTTTAATATCATTATTCATATTAGTAGTATTAATTATACTACTATTATAGTTCTTCAAATTACAAATATCAAGGTGATAAGGTGCTACTCCCCGGCGCGGGAAAATATGGTGCCCCAAAAATGAATTAAAAAGGCAAAACCCGCGCGGGAAAGCAACACCCTAAACAAACAGTCCGGCCAGTTTCGGGAAATTGGCCAAAAACTCAATCACGCCCAAAACGACAATCATCGCCCACCACATCTTCTCCGTCCGGTTGGCGTTCTCGCGGACGCACTGCATAACGCTCTTGCCTTGCGGGACTTCCCCAATCAAAGCACAGATATTTTTGTATTCTTTGGCCTGGTCGTTAAACGCGTCTTTTAATTCTTTGAGGTCGTCGGCCACCTCGCTTAATTTGTCCTCAATGGCCTGCTGGTGCTTGCAGAATTCCGTCAAGCGTTCGTTGGTGATAATTACTTGATTATTCATCGGTTTGTTAAAATGACTTTTGCTTGATTTCCGGCATTTTGTTTTTAAGCAATCGCCTCCCAAAAAATAGATACTGTTCCAGTAGGATTATTATCCTTAGTCCACACTATTGATATATTTGTGCTATTTATGGAAACGCTACCTAACACTTTTGAATAACTCTCAAAATCTATGACGCCGTTCCACGGAAAACTACTACCCGCGGAATATTCATTTTCAAGCGAAGTTATATTGTTGGCGTACACCCGCGCCCTCATATAGCCAGTTCCGTTGGTATCAACCTCACACATCCTATATCCGCCAGAAGATGCCCAAACTGCACGCAATTTTATTTTTTTAGGCGTTTTTCCGCAACCGTGCGCTATGTTTTGCGTTTCTTCAACCGAAGCGTCGTGGGATGCAGAGCCATATTTAACTACCGTAACCGCCGCGGCGTCCACATACGCCTTTCTCACCGCCTGATTATCCGTTGTCGGGTCGCTTGCGGGCAGGACGGGGAAAGAACCGAAAGTTTTGACGCCTTGAAGGGTTTGATTGCCGGTCAATTTGACCGCCGCACTATCCAGCGCGCTAATATCGCTGGCCAGTGCGCTTAATTCCGCATTGATGTCATCGGCGTCTGCCGTTTGTCCGTTTGTGATTGCCATATATTTACGAATTACTATTGGTGATTACATATTCGCACTCAATATCTTGATTATCTCCTTTTGAAAAAGTCGGCGTGATAATTGACCGCGCGAAAAGCCTTGCCCCGCAAAACAATCCAAATTCGGTATAATCATCGTTGGCCAGTTCGGTATCCGCGATAAAAAACAAGAATGTTGCCTCGTCAAGGCCGGTTTCATCGGCGTCCATAACCTTGATGTCGCTCAAAACTGCCTCCTCCAAATCGGTATCGCCGTCCGCCGCGGCCGTGGTTCCCGTCCCGATTTTGGCGTGGGTGATTTCCAGCGTATAGGTAAAATCGCCCAGTAAATTTTTAATCGCGATATTCACGCCGCTGTTGGCATTTTTAACAATTAAGTTTTCAATCCAAGGCGTGATCCGGATTAACTCCCGCGTGCCGGCTTTGTAGACTTTGAAGCGATACCGGCCGCTTAATTTGTTTTGGGATTTGATTTTCATAATTTTAAGTTTCGCTCCACGTCCCGAAACCCCACCTGAACGCACCCCATTTATAGGGCGGCGAGGTAGTTGCTTTTGGAACGGTGCAAACATCCGTCATCGTCATCTGGTCGTCAAGCTGTGCCAGGGTGAGCAAGTTTTCCGGGTCAAATTCTTTAATTGTCCGGTAGCGAATTAAATCTTGCAGTAGCTGGATTATTCCCATTGTTCTCATCGTGGCCAGTTTAACGCTCCATACTGCCTTATCTTTGGCCTGCGGCTTGAATGTAACCCGCTGAATGAGGAAATCCTCGTCCACGCCCATTAAATCGGATTTCACGTTAATTATCTGTCCACTGCGAAGCCCCGCCGTGTCAGTTTGAAACTCCCCCTCAATCACGCCGTCCTTGTAGCCATTAAGCTGTGCCGTGGCGTATTGATAAGCCTCGGAACGGCTGGTAATGCTTTTGTCTTCCTTGAAAAATTCATAAATGCCATATTGATTGATTGATACCGGTTCGGGAATTTTAACCAAAATGGGAAACAAAGGAATGCCGGTAATTTCCACCTTTTTGGCGGCCATACTTGCCTTGAAGCGCAATGATTTTTGCTCATAAGACCAGAAGCAGTCCGCGTCCTCTTCTTTGGTAAGATAATCAACGCCCACATCCACCGGCGTCCCGTCAACCTTAACCGTTGGTTCTTCCGCAAATTTGTTTGCCAATGGGAAAATCATCTGGTCGGTCGTTCCAACATAGGTTTCAGTTCTCTCCACTCCGCGCTCTTCACTGCCGCGGATCGTCACGGAATTGCGGATTTGGTCAAGGTTATCCGTAATTTTCAGACTGTTGCGCAATGATTTTCCGTTGCTGTCGGTAATTCCAAACGGCGCCACATTATCTTCCTGCGCAAAAAAATGAATGTCTTTGTCATAATCCACATACCAGTAATAGCCGGTTTCTTTGGCGATTTTTTCCAGGCATTCGGGAATACTCATCCGGTTAAACAACATCGTCTTGATGGTAATGTCGCAATCAACATTCGCTCCGGTAAAATCTTCGGCATATTTTGATATGAGGTCGGCGATAATATAATCAACAGTTTGATTGCTGTAACTTTCCAGCACCAGCTTCCGGGCCAGAAATTGAGTATAGTCGCAACAGGTAACCTCAAACACCACGCGCTGGCCGTCCACCAATGATTTTTTAACTTGCGTGATTGCCCCGCCAAATTCTTTAATGCTGTCAACCTCCATCACCACTTCCTGATTTACTTCCGGCACAAACCCGCGGCTGGCGTATTTGTCCACGGAAAAAACCAGCGTATCTTTTTCTTCGTTGACCGCATCTGTTTTTTGGATTGAGTCAAAGACGATGTCGTTGGTTCTATCCGTGCCGGCAATGGTGATAGTGATGTTCATTGTTTTACAATTTCATCGTTTGTTTCAATTTCTGAATAATTTTTTCGCCAATCTCATCGGCCGCATCGCGATCAAGATAATAGCCGCCTTGGATGTAGACATTGATATTCGCTCCGGCATAGGCAGGAATCGGGCTATACGCGCTTGACAGCGGCAAAACGGCTTCCGGCCCGGCCTCGCCAATCATTGCAAGCGTGGGGCGGTTCACGATGCCGCCGGAGGCTAACTGTGGAATTGTCGGAATGCTAATCACGCTCATACCAAGAGCACTTCCGCCCTTTCTTGCCACTGAATTAAGCGCATTGATAACCGTATTTATCCCGTTAATTATGAAATTTATGCTTGTTTTAAAACCATTTTTAATTCCTTCCCAAACACCGGATACCACTTCGCCCATCCCTTCCCACATTGATTTCCAGGCATCGCTTATCGGTTTTGACAATTCTTCAAATTTTCCGCTTATCCAATTCCAAGCATCGCCGATTGTTTTTTTAATTCCTTCCCATATCGGGCTTAAAAATCCGCTAATCGCCGTCCAGACCGTATTCCACACGCCTTTAATGAAATTTAGGGCGGAACTAAAAGCCGCCTGAATTGTCGTCCAAGCCATTTGCAACGCTCCGATGATTATCTGCATCGTTGAAACAATATCAATTCCAAATAAATTAAAATATTCAATTACCAATCCAACCGCCAATGCCGCGCCGAATTTAAAAGCTTCCTTGATTCCTTCCCATACGCCGACAAAAAAGTCAGTAATCCCGCCCCATACCGATTGTGCTGTTGAAACGATATTTCCCCAAACACCAGAAACAAAATCGTTGATTGCGCTCCAAATTTCAATCGTTTTCTCTTTAATCAAATCCCAATTCATAATGATTGCCGCGGCCAAAGCAACTATCAAACCAATAGCAATGCCCCAGGGATTGCCGAATGTCAAAACTTTTATTGTTGCGGCAATCATATTTGCCGCATTGACAAAAGCGGGTATCATATACCCTGTAATTGCGGGGACTAATAATCCAGTAATAACTCCTGCGGCCGCGGCGATAGCTGTTTTATTTTCGCTGAACCATTTTGTAAATTCTTCTATTTTTTCTATACAACTTGGCAAAGTTTCTTGAACAATTTTTGTAGCAATTTGAATAAAACTCTTTGCCCATTCAAGTAATTTTGCCCCTTCATTCGCTAAAAATATGTTCCAGGCATCCTGCAAGTTAGACCACGTTTGATTTAAAGACCCACCTGCATTGCTAAAAGCATCGGCATATTTGCCGCCCTCTTTTCCTGCCATTGCAAAGGCCGCCGCTAAATCATTAAAGGCGCTATCACTATCTTTGACCATTTCGCTCGCCGCTTCTTTGGTTGTTCCATAATAGTCTGCAAGCAATTCAAGTATATTTACGCCCGCATAACCAAATTGGCGAATATCCATTTCGGTAATTTTTCCGGTATTGCCAATCTGTTGCAAATTCATAATAATTCTATCCAATTCGGCTTGCCCCTTTCCCCCCGCCGCCAAAGCCTTCCCCACATCAAGCAAAACTTGCTCACTTTGAATGGCATTTTTTGTTACCAGTGTTAACGCTTTATTTGCTTCTACCAAGCCGGCGAATTCAAATGGCGTGCTGGCCGCGTCCCTTTGTATCATTTTGATTGCTTCATCGGCCTCCTCCATACTCCCAAGCAATGTTTGGAATCCTATTTTTTGCGTTTCAATATCCGCCGCCGCCTTGATTGAAGAGACGCCAAAAGCCCCCACTGCCGCGCCAACAACCGCAAAACCAGCCGTCATCTTTTTGATGGTGTCGGATACGTCTTTTGTCTCTTTCTCAAAATCTTTTAACTGATTTTTTGCCTCATTAAATGCTTGCTTTGCGTTGTTCTGGGCGGTAATGATAAATTGTAGAGTTTGGTCGGCCATTTTACTTTTTTATAGTTTTGTGGTTTATATGAACCAATAAAAGCAATTAAAATTATTTTCCGCCGCCTCTTCAAATGAGGCGGTTATTTTTTGCTCGCCTTTTTCGCCTCTTGCGCGTCAATCTCCATTTTGTCTTGTAGAAGTCCTATAAACCACTTCGGCTGTTCCATATACTGGTAATATGTCCACCCAAACTCTTGGCATATCGCCACAATCTGCATCTCCGGCGTTAACTTGCCGAGGCGATACCAGCGGCGGGCTTCCCGCCTTCGGATAAAAAATCAACATCATCGGCAATTTTGTTGACTTCGTCAATCACGAAAGAATAATCGCATTTTCTCATTGCGCAAATTTTGTCATAGATATTCTTTTTTTCGCCAGCAACCGAAATAACAACTACATCAACTTTCGCTTTTTCGGTTTTGACGACAGCTTCGCCCAAATTAACTTCAATATCGCTTTTCATCGCCATATTGTGGTCAAGCATTTGCTTCCTAATCTTGTTGTTCTCTTCTCCCGTAATCCACGCTTTCAACTCCACTTCGGTTTTTGAAAACGGGCAAACAATTTTTTTTGTTTCCATTTTTTTTAGGCGGGCGGTTAATTCCACCCGCCTTGATTAAATTTATGCTTCGGCCAAATATTCGGCCACGGAATTGACGGTCTCAATGGTAATCACATTCTCTTCGCCGCTCTCATCGCTTTCTTCGGCGGTAAATTCAATGGCTTCCATCGTTGCGTCGCCAAGGCCGCCGTCTTCTGTCCAATTTTCAATCCGTAATCGCGGAATGGTGATGGTAATGCTGTCGCCATCACTGCCGGTAAGCGTCAAGACCATTGATTGTTTGGTTAGTCCCTCAAATACGGTGCGCTGGTCGGTCGTCTCAAACAACAGCTTGAAACTGCCGGACACTTTTGATTCTTTGGCAATAAATCGGTCAACATCATTGCTTCCAGGTGCGTATTTAGCTTCAACGTTATTTTCAACTTTCAGTGAAAACTCTTGCACTTTAAATGTGTCATTATCAATTTTCAAACTTGCGTTTTTAAATGTGTAAATCTTCAAGTCTGTTTTTGTCGGCGTTCTGGTTTGCGTTGTCGGATATTTTGAAAGCAAATCAATCGTCGCTTTGACGACATCATCGGCAAACGAAATTTCCATCGTATTCACCACCGCGTTGGCGAATTGGCGGTCGTCAACCACGCGCCCGCGCCAAATCGTGGCCGATAGAGGGTCATTGCCGCCGGCCAAAGTGGAGGTGTGCTTGTAATCATCGCCGCTCACCTCGCTGGAAACCGAACCTAACGCCAATGCCGCGAAATACGGGAAAATGGTCGGATCAACGCAAATCTCAATCTTGCCTTCGCCGGACTTTTTACCTTCAACCGGTGCCGGGCCTTCGGCATAGCGCGACCCGCGGGCTTGCGTGTCGCCGATAATCCCCATTTTTTCCGCGAGATCGCACTCCAAAAATTCAAAATAATGTGTCGGGGCAACTGCCGTTCCCGGCGTTGCTTCCAAAGCAATACCTGCTGTCTGCCTGCGTTTGATTGAACTTGACATAGTTTTTTTATTATTTTTTAAATTTAAATTGATACATCCTGCAAAAATTCAACGATTATTGAAACTTCAACTTGAATTCTCGTGCCGCCGTCAATGTATGTTTTTTTTGAACTCACCGGCAAAACTCGCAATACATCCGAAAGTCCAAGATCGTTATTATCGCGGAAAAGCTTCTCAATTTTATATGTTCTGTCATCGCTGGTTGATTCAGCTCCGGCGCGGGTTTTGAATTGCTCCAATTTTTCTTGCAAAAGAACAATCTTATAATTTGCACGCACGCGATCTTGCGCGTTGGTAATAATCTCCGATTCGTTGCTATCCCAAACAACGCAGATATACGGATAACCCTTTTTTCCTTCCGAATCTATGTATCCGGCAACATTTTTAATCCCCTCCAATGTTTCCAAAAATCCGATAATGGCATTTTTAATCGTGTTTATCATACAAAAAAAGAGGCGAACCCCGCCGCATTTCTGCGGTGGAATTCGCCCCTTGGTTTGGTTAGCGAAAAATACTATTTAATTTCTTTAATTATACCTATTGCCCATAAAACAATCAAGTGCTACACTCGTCTATGCCCAAAAACGACAAACCGCGCCACAAAAGCTTTGAATTTACGATTAACAACGATAACATTGAATTCATCATTGAAAAGGTTTTTGAAGGCAATCCGAAAATGGTCAAAAAGCTCAAAGCGATACTGCACGGAAAATCAGATAAGCCCCCGCTTGGTTTTTAAGAAGTTTTTTTCAAGCTCTCTTTTTGTTTGGTGCACTCCCCAATTTAAAATCGCATTTCTGACAAACGGGCGCGCCTTCATCCGGCGCGTTCCTTCGTGGACATAAGGAGCGTATTTTACGGGATCTTCAATAATACCCTTCACGTTTCCGGGCGTTTTCTCAATCCGCCAATGAATTCCCGTTCTCAACCGACCGGTATCCACCGGCGCGTTATGTTTTGATCTGGCGGCGATCTCCGGCAATAACCTGTCAAAAACCTTGACGATATTCTCATCGGTGGTTTCGGGATATTTCGCCAGTAAATCTATCGCTTCGTCCAATTCTTTTATGTCAATCTTGAAAGATAGCATCCTATTGTTTTTTAGTAATCGTCAACTGCAAATGGGATAATCCCATAAACGACATTCTCTTGACGCCCGAAACTTCGTATTCATCTTCGCCGTCAATAATCCGGTCTTTTTCGGCAATGTCGCAATCCTCGCAAAACATCCGATAATCCTTTTCATAGCCTCCGCCCATTGATTCCCTGAATTCCGCATCCAGCGGCTGGATATTGCACGCCACTCCGGTTAAATTGACCGCGTAGCTTTCCGTGTCAATGTCGTCCGGACTTTCGTCATCGGAAAGCCGATAAACATCAACGATTTTATCAAATAATGATTCAATCATAATTCCGCCATCCGTTGGTATTTGGCAAGGATGTTTTTAATACTTTCAAAATCGCCGGTTTGTTTGGTGTCTTTGTATGCCACGCTATATTCTCCCATCGTGATTGACTTTACTTCGCCGCCGCTATCCGCCGCATTGTTGATTATTCCGGCCACCAAAACCGTGCAAGCAAATTTAATGTCGGCCGGAACCGCCACCGAATATCCCCATTTTGCGGTTATTGCCACATTCTGCCGCCCTCGGGTGAATTTCCCGTATTCCCGGGCAATGATAATTTTCGGTGTTTCGTTGGTCGGATAAGCGAAATAATCAATCTCTTCATCGTTCAATTCCACCTTTTCAATCTCCACGCAATCGTCAATGAATATCTCGCGATCGCCGTCGCCGTCAAAAAGACGTTCGCTGGCCGCAGTGTCGGCGATAAAATTCCGGCCGGTTTCTTTGTCAATTTGGTTTTCCATTGCTTCAATCCATCCGTCAATCTGGCTATCCATCGTCGCGTCAATCTCTTGAAGCAAGTAATTCTCAATTTCTTCTTTGGTTGTGTATCCTTTTTTTGCCATAATTTTTAAGTTATTGCCCGCATTTTCTATACGGGTTTGTTTTTCGGGTATAGGGGCTGGCCTTGCGCCGATACGGGCTTGTTTTCGGCTTGTATGTGGAGCAAAGCCACTCATCCCACCGCGCCCTGATTTTTTCCGTGCCAATTCCACTATCAGACAAAATTATATTGGCAACAACTTTGGCCACATCAACCCCGATTGCCTCATCGCTCACCGCAATTCTTTTAAGAATTTCCACCACATCATCGGCGCTTCCCAAGTCGGTGATAGATATTCTTTTCAAAATAACGCTTATCTGGTCGTTCCCCGTGCCGCTGTCGGAAATTATTTTTTCGGGATTGCCTACTTTAACGTTTTCAATCGCCGATCCCGCTTCCTGTATCAATGTGCTCACAATTATTGACAATGTTTCGTTGGTAGCCCCGCTCTCCTGAATTGATATTCTCGCCGCCACATTTACCGCTTCAACCGCAGTTGCGTTGTCCGCAATCGCCAACCTTGCCAAAACTCGCAAAACATCGCTTCCTTGCCCATTGTCCGCGACAAGCAACCGATTTACCACCCTAACGCTTTCCGTTGCCGTTGCCAGCTCATTTACGGCAATTCGGGCAATCAAACCAATCATCTCGCTTCCAACTCCGCTGTCTTGGATAAATTTAATTCCGCCGCCAATTTTTACTTCTTCATTCGCGCTCCCGCTATCGGCAACCAATACCGCCGATATAATTTTGGCGATGTCTTCTCCCGTGCCGCTGTCTTGCGCGTATATCCTCGTCAAGATATTCACCAGCTCAACTCCCGTCCCGCTGTCTTGGATAAAGGCGTTTCTGATAATAGAGATGATGTCGCTTCCGCTTCCCGTTTCCTGCAAAACCAAACGGCTCAAAACATTGACCGTATCATTCCCGCTGGCGGTTTCCAAAATGGACAACAATGTTTTGATTGCCACATTTTCGTTGCCTGTGCCACTTTCCGAAATGATGATATTCGCGAGAACGCTTATCGCGTCATTGCCGCTGGCGGTATCTTGGATTGCAACACGAACCCCGCCGGAAACTTCATCATTCCCGCTTCCGGTGTCTTGAATTGCAAGATTTACCAAAACGGCAATCGTTTCACTGGCGATCCCGCTGTCATTCACCGATAAGTGTATCAACGCAGACAACGCCTCGCTTGCTTCTCCGCTATCCGAAACGGAGATTGCCACCAACGCCTGCACCGCTTCACTGCCTGCCCCGCTATCTTGAATTGTCGCAAGATTGGCAAGGATATTTATCGCTTCGTTTCCGTTTCCGCTATCCGAAACCGCGATATTCGCAATTACTGAAACAATTTCGCTGGCGTTGCCATTGTCGGCAATCGCTATTTTTCGCAATACCTCCAAAGCGTCAACGCCACTTCCGCTGTCGGAAACGGCAATCTTGGCCAACGATTGCACCGCCTCGCTCCCCGCGCCTGTGTCCGTTATGGCAATATTCGCCAGCACATTGATTGCGTCCGCGCCCGTCCCGCTGTCGCTCATCGCAAGGTTCGTCAAAATGCCGACAATCTCATTTCCGCTCCCGCTGTCGGCCACAATCGCGCGGATCACCAAAGAAAGCACATCCGCGCCGCTCCCGCTGTCAAGAATTGATTTAATCTGTTTTAATGAAACGCTGTCAGTCCCGCTCCCGCTGTCCGTTTGCGTCAATGAATTTTTAATTGCTGGAGTTGCGTCAACGCCACTTCCGCTGTCGGATAATCCAATCAACACTTTCACCGAAACGCTGTCGCTACCGCTTCCACTGTCGGAAACATCTTTTTCCGTTTCCCCTCCCTCCAACACCACATCATTCTCACTCCTCACATAATTCAAATAAAGCGTTTTCCCGCTTGCCGTAAGTGCTTTCCACGCCGTTAAATCGGTAGAATTGTCAACATATCCTTTGAGATAGTTTAATCGTCCCGATGGCACACTCCAATCTATATTATGTCCGACAAACCAACCTGCCGCGGGGAGTTCAAGACGGAGGAGGGAGGAGCAACCGTAGGCGTAGTAACCCATAAAGTAGTCGCCCACACTGGTCAGCTCGCTGGTATCGGGGACGGCAAGAGAGGTGAGGGAGGAACATTTACGGGCGTAGGCATACATAAAGTAGTTACCCACACTGGTCAGTCCGCTGGTATCGGGGACGGCAAGAGAGGTGAGGGCAGTGCAAACGTCGGCGTATAAACGCATAAAGTCAGTGCCCACACTGGTCAGTCCGCTGGTATCGGGGACGGCAAGAGAGGTGAGGGCGGTGCAACCGTCGGCGTAGGCATACATAAAGTAGTTACCCACACTGGTCAGCCCGCTGGTGTCGGGGACGGCAAGGCTGGTGAGGGCGGTGCAACCGTAGGCGTAGTTATACATAAAGGCGTTGCCCATCGTTCCGCTGTATGCCGCCTTTTGCGAGATCGCAATACCTATAAGATTTGTTGCTTGACCGTAAAAACTGGCGGTCATATAATCATTCCCGCTCTTGTTGTTATCGTGTCCAATTTGCATTGTCGTGGACGACACGGGAAAAGTCGTTGTCGTTCCCGATACGCTCAATTCCGTCCACGCCCCCGAAGTTCCCGCCCGATAATAAACCGTGCCCGTATATGCCGAAAAAGACCCTCGGTAAAGACGGATATTGCAAGTCCCGCTTCCCTCCGCAAAGGTAAGCGTATGGATAACATCGTAATCTTGTGAGGGGTTAATATCTGCCATTGATTATTTTTTGATTTCTTCGGTGGTAATTCCCGCGTCTTCCAACTGCTTGATTTTGGCTTGCGTTTCGGCGACCAAACCTTGAAAATGCGCCAAATTGCTTTTTAATGTCGCCAAATGGATTGCGCCGTCCACTTCTTGCGTGGTGATTAACTCCACTTTTTTGTTTGCTAAAACTTTGATTGTGTCTGTCATAATTTTTTATTTATTAGTTCCTTATCCCTGCCCCCTTTCCTCCGTAGGGGCAAGAGAAAAAACCGATTACGACAGCGTTATCTCAAGAGTTAATACCCACGTTTGTCCCGAGGTCTTCGTTCCTTGGTCGGATACTTTGCGGTTCAGCAATTTACCCGATGACGAGGCGTTCAGCACGCCAAACTCTTTCCACGCTTGATTGGCGTCCGAACTCCCGTAAGATGAGGAAAAAGTGATTTTTTGGCTCATGCCATAGGTCGGATAGCCGGCCTCCATCGCCTTTTTCACGCCATTGGTAAATGACGCTTCGGTATCGGCGGCGACGGCGGCGGTATCACCCGTGCCAACAATCAAGTAGGCGTTGGTGTTGTCATATTTTGTCCCGCTTGACGCGCTCCCCAAAATAGTCAACAACTCGTTGATGCCCTCATTGCAAAGAACATTACCGTCAATCTCCACGCTTTCGTATTTCTTTTTTGCCGCAAAATCGGCATCGTTGGCGTATTTATCAATGCGCCATTTGGTCTTATGGCCAAGAAATTCCGCCAGAGAAATATCTTTTGTTTCCATTTATTTTGCAGGCTTGCTTGCGACTTCGGCGGGTTCGCCGTCAATCTCGGCAATCTGCTTTTTAACTGCTTCAAGACCTTTGACATACTCTTTGGCTATGGCCACGCTCATCTCGCGATAAGCGTTAGCCACCGGGTCAAAGAATGATACTTTTTTTTCCATAAGTTTTTTTGCCTTGCTTTTTCTTTTTCTTCTTGCAATGGCAAAGATTATTTTTCACGATTTTGGTTCTGTAATTTTTTGAGATCAACATATCTTTACACCAAGAGGGGAGGCAAACGCTCCCCCCTTGGCTTTAAAGATTAAGATTCTCCGCCAGTCTTCAACACCGCGATACCGCTGGGCAACACCGGCACATAGCCCGTGCGTTTGACGATACGCAATGCTTGCATATCGTTTTCGGCAAGGTTGATGTTGTTGGGCGATTCATCGCTGTCATCAAAGTCAAGCGTGGCTTCCGACAATAGCTTCAACCGCAGAGTGCCTTTATCTCCATATACGCAAGTCTTTTTCAGATTGGTATAAATCAAGAAAGGCGTTTCTTCGGTCACCAAATCGTCATCGGGCAGAATATCAAGCTCTTCATACGGCCGGCCGCACAAAGTCGGCGCATTGCCGTTTTGGGCGTCGTGCAAAATATACCGGTCGTTTTTGTCTTTTAGCTTTTCGCAAAGCTTGAAGATTGCGCTGTTCCCGTAGAATTTGCCGGTTTGGCGAACTTCTTTGGGCACCGCGTATTTCATCTCAATCAAGTCGTCAACATCAATATCCGCGGCCACATCGCCATCGCCCATAACCACCGGCACGATTCCGGTAGCGTTAAGAATACCGTTATAGACATCTCCGTCATTGGTATTGCCGGCAAAGAACACGCGATCCTCTTCTTTGGCCACCGCTTCGCCGAACAGTTCGCCCAACAAAGCATTGATGTCAATCGCGGAATCTTCCACCAATTCCTCGGTGTAAATAGCGATGGCAACAATCTTTTTAAGGGTTTGAGTGACCAATTCAAACGAAGGCTTGGTTTTTGATTTCTTTCCGGCTTCGGACGCCCAATACACGCTCACCGAAGAACCAAGGCGAGGGATTTTTCGCGAATTGGCCGGACCGGAAAACGGCAAATAGCGCATCTCGCGCCGCGCCACTCCATATTGTTCGGTGAACCGGTTAATCTCGGCCATTAACGCCGGAGGCGGCACAAGATACCCGCCGGAAGCATCATCGCCTTCGCGCAAGTAATCTTTTTGAATTGCGCGCGCGCCGGAAATGTCTTGATTGACAAGACAATTCCACCACTTGCGGGTCAATTCCTGTTCGCTGGTCTTTTTCACCGGAGCTTTCCGTCCGTCAATGGCGGCTTTTCTTTGCTTGGCCACGCCGTCAAAAAACTTCTTGACCAGCTCTTCGGACTTGGCGTCCAATTCCTTATCAAGGTTGGCAATAGTCTCATCCTTGATAAATTTTTTGAGGTCTTCTTTCACGGCCTTTTCCTCGTCTTCATCGCCGCCGCCCTCATCTTCTTTTTCGGCTTCCTTGTCTTCATCAACGATCTCCTCTCCCTCTTCGGGGGTGTAGTCATCGTCAACTTCAACGATGGAGCCATCTGCTTTTTTAATTTTCATAGGTTTGTTTTTTAAAATTAAAACTCTTCTGACTACCGCCTCCCCGATAAGGGTTTCTGACCTTTCAAAAATTAACGGGCTATCGGTTCTTTGAACAAAAAACGGGCGAATGCCTGGCCGCTTTAAGCAGTCAAGACATTCGCCCGTTGTTCGGTTACGAATAAAATGCGTATTGAATTGTTATTTTATTTTAGCATATTTTTTAAAAGTCAACAAAGAATTTTCGTTTTATACTTTCCCGACAGCGCGACCATCAATCTTTTTTGAATCTCCAGCAATCCCTCAATCGGATCAATCGGCTTCCAGTATGCCTGTTTTTTCCGCCCCGTCCCCAAGAAATAATCTTGGAATTTGAACGCACCACCAATAATATTATCGCTATATTTTGCCCAGGTTACTGGCACGCCATACGCCTCGCAAAAAACAATCCCGTGCAAGGTTGACGATACCACCCGCTCGCAGGATAAAATCTCATCAATCACGGCCTTCCATGGTGCTTGAATATCAATTAAATGCCCCTCAGACGAGTCAACCGCCGCCTTGTCGATATAATGCGGTAAAATGCCCAATTTATGCCGCTTGGCAACGACTGGATGATAGATCAGTGGCAACAGCAATCCCGGGTCGCCATATATTTCGGGAATGTCCGCGCCTTTTATCTTTTTCCGCGTTAAAGGGCCTCGCACCGCCAAAAATTCAGATGCCGGCGGCGCTTGGATGTTTTTGTCCCGAATGCACCCGGATCCCCAAACAGTATCCCCCGCGCGCAAGGCGGTCATAATACTGCCGACCGCCAAAAGCTTGCCGCGCCTTTTTCTATCCACCAATTCAATTCCCATTCCCAACGCTTCAAGAATCGGCGCGCTTATCATGTCGCCGGCATTGTTGTTGAGATCATCGAGAAAAAAGACAGGCTGTTTCATATCGTTTTTCTGCCTTGTAAATGTTTGATTGTGGGCGGGTAATCCAATCCTCCATACTGGCATCCGATCAATCCCTTCTTGGTCAGCATCTCTTCGATGCCGCTTGATCCGGGAAGAAGCGATATTTTTGGCAAAAGATTTTCCAGATAATATTTCCGGTCAATGATGTGCGGGTTATTACTCAAATTATCGGTTTCGCAATATTTAATGCCCGCGCTTTCTTTCTCAACCATGATCGTTTGCCATTTCATCAATCCGGGTGTTAAAGTGTTTGGATGCTTACTGAATCGGAAATGGTAAATATTCGCCGCGGCCATCGCTTCCAAAATTTGCGGCAACGAATGGTTGATATTTTGGAATGTCCAGTCGTGTTCCAACTGAAAAAGATAATCCGCTTTTGATTCTTTGATCGATCGGATATATCCATCCGACAAACTCGTCGTAATGATCGGATCAAGCCCAAACTGCTTGCGTAAATTGCGGATATAATCATCCGCGGCCGCCCGGTTCGGTTTCGGGTCAAGATATAATTTTGCCGGAATGCCTCCAAAAGTATCAACAAACGATCGGAATGTTTTTTCAAGGATGGCAGTGCTTGGCGCGGTCGGAATTGAATTGGTAAAAATTGAAAGCTCGATCGTCATATTAGTTTGTCGGTTTTTTTGATTCTCGTTGAATCATTGCGATCGTGAATTGACATATAAGCATATCCTTCCGGCACAATAATGCGCTTTTGCGCCAACACCGGCATCCGCAAATGGCTGGTATGATAGGCGAATTTGAAATCTTTTGTGTAAATGTCCGGCTGGTAAAAAGCGAATATCGGACTGCCGCGCTGTTCCGTATATTGGTCCATGTGATAACGGTTACCGGTCGCAATATCAAACTTTATTGGCTGGAAACTTAACAATAATGATTTATCGCCTTGGCAAAGTTCTTGTATTTTTTCGATGAATCCCGGCGCGACCAAATCGTCGCTGTCCAACCCGACCTGAATCTCATATTTTGGCAACCCGAATACGTTTTCCCACAGCGTGTAATCAATAAACAAATGCGAATCCCTTTTTGCGTATGTCGCGCGAAATGTCCTGATCCGCGGGCTAAGCGATTTTAATTCTTTCTCTTGCCATGGTTCGCACCAAATCCAAATATCAAAATCTTGGCAATATTGCCTCAACAATCGCGGCAAAACTTCATCGCGGTAATAATCCAATCTCCACCGATATTCCGGATCGTCTTTCGGGTAATGAAATCTTGTAATTACCGCAATCTTATTCATTGCGCGCCTTGATTAGCTCTCTAACTGCTTTGCCGAGAATTTTTTTGTATTTGAATTTTGCTTTTGCTTTTTTCGGCTCTTTTTCGCTGTCGGCCGCCAAGACTTCTTCCAAAGATAATTTCGCTTTTTCAATTATCCCGCGGCTCTTTGAAGATAAAACGCGGCCTTCCTTTTCGCTGTGTTCCGGCAATTCCGGCGCAAGAAAATCCATCCGCTTCATTTTGGCCAGCGCGGCCGCCTGCGCGGGGATGTTCACCACCGAAACTTCAAGCAATTCGTTTTCAACCAGTTTTACAATTTCGCTCTCTTTGTCAACCTCATAAACGTTGTTGATAAATCCCACCGAAAAAGCGCGGAGATATTTTCCCTTCACCAGCTTAAACGCCGTAGCCGCGGTTTCGTATTCATTAACCGCAAATTTCATCGCGCCGGCAAGGTTGCCATTCTCATACCCGATACGCACCATCTGTGCCAGCGGAAACTCCATATTTTGGTGACTCCACAACACCACCGGATTTTTCAGATAATTGTCCAACTTCCATCCCTCTTGCATCACCGCTTCGTTATGCCGATCGGTATCCGGCGTTGAGAATATACCCTCAACAATATATTCATCTTCTTTGACGGATTTCACGTCAAACGAAAACGTTTTGACGATTTTTTCACTGCTTAAAAGTTTTTTCTTCATATGTTTATTTTTTCAAACGATGACCGGTTTGGGAATTTCGCTTGAATAAATTTCTTAAATGTTATTTCCGCGGCCGCACTGTCGCTACAACTCACAAACGGCGGATTGGAAGGCAAAAATTCTATGTTTTTGAATTTGCTGTTGCCGGAAACCTTATAGTCAATGCTTTCTGCAATCGGCGACAATTCTTTGGCATATTCATTGCCGTAGTAGCTTCTCAACATCAGCGTAATTTCCAGTTTGTATTTTTCAATCACCGCCTTGGCTTTTTGCTTGTTAAACACAATCGGGAAATGCAACTCAAAAAATTTACCATTCGGAAAGTCTTCGTGCAACGCGCAAATGTTCTTATAGTATTTGCCCCTAAACGCCGGATAATGCTCCACCCAATCTTTTATTTTTCCGTTCCACAAATAAGGAATTGCATCGTATGGCCTCATCAAGAAAAAATCATCGTTCATATAAATGAAATCGTCCGAAATATCTTCGCAATCCAAAATAAATTTCACTTTCTTGGTAACATTCGGATATTTGTGGCCTTGGTCGTCGGCAATCGGAATATGTATCAATCTGTCATTCAAAAAAGATGGCTTGTGCCCAACAATAAAAACATTGTCAAACTTCAAATATTTTTCGGCACTGCGAAGCGAGTATCGCAATTCATTATGACCCCAATTAGCGGGACTGCCGACACAATAAACAATATCCATCGTTTTAATCTTTTAAGTTAATCACCGGCGCCACGGTGCACCGGCAATTCGGTTCGCTGGGAAACATTAACCCGTTGCTGAATGCCCTGCCTTTGGCGACAATCTCGCCGTCCATCATCAGGTGCTCGTCCCTCACACGATCATCCATCGTGGCAATCCATTCCTTGCCCTCAATCACCTCGCTGTCTTTATAGGTTTGTAGATGCGCCTCGTTCACCACCGCGTTCGTTTCAGTGCGGGCAATAAGCGTAGCGCGGTAATTTTCAAATTCAACATAAACGCCCTTAATGCGCTTTTTAAGTTCGGGAATGCCTTCCTCCTCTTTAATTCCATCGTCAATCGTGGCCACCAACGCCAATAATGTCGTATTGTTCACGCTCTCCGCGAAAAAGTCCGCCCGTTTTTGCAACAAATCCAAAATTGACGGCGTAATATCTTTTTTGTTTTCCGACTTAATCATTTTTTCATCAACTAAATCACGCGCGTCATTTCGCGCTTCCTCAAAAATGGAAATAATCAACGGCATTATCGCTTTGCTAAATTTCTTGATTTGATTTTTGATTGAAAATAATTTTTTAATTCCCGCCGCGCTTTTGGGCGGATTTTTCTCAAATTTCGCGATAAATTCATCCGCTTGGACACTGGCCAGCTGGTTGACAAGCTTCTTGATTTTCGCGCTTTTCTTGTCAATATCTTTCATCCGATAATCCCAGTATTGTTTGCGCCGGTCTTTGTCTTTGAAGATTGAATTATCTTTAATCTCTTTGGAAAAAGATTTTTTGATTTTATTTTTTGCTTCATCTTGGATTTTTTTGATTTCTCCAAAAATCGCTTCTTTGGTTTCCATTTTAATTCTCAACGCCCGCCGCCCGTGCAAATTTTTGGAATTGTCTGGCTCGCGATTTATTTCCATCTGCTCGCCCAACGGTTGGACTGTAAGCGTCCGGTAAAGCTGGTCGCCGCCGTCAATCGGTTCAAGCCCCATTTCTGACCTGATTTCATTGACGGTAATCCAGCGATCAACGCCTTTGTCAAATTCGGCCAGTCTTTGCTCGCGGTCAACCGGCGCTTGGTTCACCGGCTCAATATAGTATTCCTCGCCAAATTCGGGAATAATCAATTCTTCATTGATTTTATTTGCCCACCGGATAGCTTCGGGATTGATTGTTTCGCTGTAAAATATCCTCATCCCTGTTTCCGCATTGGCGCGGTTCACGTCTTCGGTAATGCCAAAAATTGATTTTGGACATTTAAACGCCACCATAATGTCGTCGCGGGTGAATTTCATTGATTCAATAAAATCAAGCTCTTGTGGCGATAGACTGATTTGCTGATATTTCAACCCGCCCCATAAAAACGCCACCTTGGAGTTCTTTCCCTGACCCTTGTGCTTTTTTTCATAATCTTTTCTGATTTCAAGCCTCTGCGCCATTGGTGGCGTTTGGTCTGATTGCACCACCGCGTCCGGCCGTCCGTTGTTCAGGAATGTGTTTTTTTGATGCTCAACGGCATAGCCCTCGGAATCAACCCGCTGTTTTGCCGCGGAAAGCGGCGACAATCCGAAATACTGATTAAGCGGCGAGGGATATTTAATGTGAATCATATCATCCGCTTCAACCCGCTGTTTTTTGCCTTCTGCACTGACTATCTCATAATAATCAATAAATCTTATCGGATCGGCGTTAATTATCACATTCAGCGGGGAAATCGGCCACAATTCGGCAACCTGTCCGGAGCTATTGCGAACTTTCAAAATAAAACTATCACCGGAAAGCTTGCGGTTGATAATATCCAACTCCATCGCTTCTTCTTTTGTCATAAACGGATTCCAGCGATAGATAAGGTCAAGAATTTCGTGATTTTTGACTTCTTTGACATCGCCCTTGCTGTTGATAATCCGTTTCAATTTAAAATCAACCGTAGAGTATTTTTCTGCGATTTTGGAAACGCAAGCGTGGACATAAAGCGATTTACCATATTGCTCAATGTATGTTCGGTCGTTCCATTCCTGCCCAAAAATACGGCCAACCAAACCGAAATCCGCCGAACTCAAATAATTGACGGCTTTCTGAAAAAAGTAGCTCTGAATCTTATTTATGATTCCCATAAATTAAAATTAAAAGAGGCGAACATTAAACCGCAATAAACGGTCTTATGTTCGCCTCTTTTTTTGAGATTAGCGATATTCTGTTTTACTTCCAAAATTCCTGCAAACTCGCGCTCACGTCTTTTCCGGCAAAATGGATTTCAATTTTGCCACGTTCCATCGCTTCTATCGCGATTTCCTTTGATTTCAAAAGCGCGACAATCGCCTCAATGCGGCTCTTATCTTTTTTTATTATACTGCCATTTTTATTATAACACAACCCCCGCATTTTGTGTAAAGTTTATCCCCAGTCGGCTCCCGGCTCGGGGACGCTTACGAGACCCAAAACTAAATTGATAAGTGCGTCAACAAGATCATCGTGCGATTCAACTCCCCATCCCAACATCTGCAAAATCAAATCCTCACATCCGGTTCTTGGAAATACCACCGTGCCGTTTTGGATATACGGCGCGATTGATAACAGCATTGCGTGCTTGTCGGTAGTTCTCTTCATCGGCACCACCGGAATCAACGCTCTTTCCATTTCTTGAATCGCCGCTTTCTGATAGGCAACATCTTCAACGTAGAATACCGCCCCCGGTCTTGATAATTTCTTGGCCTTGGCCATCTGCATCGTTTCGTGGAAAGTAAAACGCTCATTAATCGGATTTGGCTCAATATAAATTTTTGGCACATCGTTGACTTCGCACTTCACTCCGTCAACCATTGTCGTATAATCGGCGGTTTCTTTTTTACTGATTGCCAAATCCACGCCGGTGCCTGCCATTCCCTCTATCGCTTCTTTCGGCTTGACATCATAGTATTGCAACCATTCTTCTTTGATTGGCTGGCCTTCCTCGGCGACCGCTTTAAGCATATACTCGCGCTGGAAAATAATTGCCGCCGCGGGCGTTGATTTCAACGTTTCAAGAGATTTTTCGTCTGGAAACATCGCCGGCCAGTAAAATATCTTTTTGCCGTCCTTCTCGGCCATTATCGGAATTTCAATGTTTTTAAAATTTGGGTCTTTGGCCAATCTCGCCATTAACGCGTCATAATGAAGCTTATTCCCGATAACAATAATCCGGCCGACTTTCGTGTCAATTCCCAACTTCACTTCCCCTAAAAGCCACCTTTCTGTTTTATCGCGGTTTTCTTTTTTTTGCGTCCAGTCATAGTCTTCCACATCATCGGCAATCACCAGCTTCGGTCGGTGCTGGTGGTGCTTCAAACCTCTCACTTTCTGGCCGCGCGATCGCGCAAGAATACGCACGCCGTTGGACAACAGCATATTTTTTGACTGCCACTCTTCCTCGCTCTTCAAATCCCACGCTTCGGTAAATTCACCGTTGATATTCCCGTAGTCCTGCTTGATAAGCAAATTATGGTCAAGCTCATCCTTAATGTTGGCGATATTGATTGCGGCTTGCGTTCCGGTATCGGCAATCGGCAAGATAAACGGGTAATAATCCGGATGTTCCAACGCCGCCCATAACGGCAACGCCAGCGACGACAGCGTTGATTTAGAGCAACCGCGAAATCCGAGTATTGATAAAAATCTTTCGCTGTGATTACTCAACAAAGCCATCAAGTCATCGTGATATATTCCCGGCGGCAATGAAAAATGATGCGCCAAATATACTAAACAAAAACCTTTAAAAGTTTTTGCCATCGCGCGGCGGAAATCATAATCATCAAGAATTTTACTTGATAATTGCAAGTTCGCGACATTGTTCTGATTGATTATGTTGCTTTTCTCCATTTTGAATTTTTGGCATTTCCGCTTCTTGTGGAACTATGCCCCAATTTTGGAAAGTTCTCCACGCTACTTCGCGCGCGTTCTCCGGTATTGATTGTTTGCGTGCTACTTCAATATCCAATGTTCCCAAACGCCGCTCAAAAATACCTGCATCCATTTCCGCCTGCAACAACGCTAAATCCATTTTCTGCACCGTATCTAACGCCCTGACAATATCTTTGGTTTGCGGTGGCCAAATACCATCTTTGATATATTCCGGCCTCCAAAAAGCAATCTTCATTAAACGGTCTATCATCACCGAAAACCTCTCTCTCGTTTTTGACAGCCGGTGTTCAATTTTTGTGTTATCCGCTTCTTGCATTGCCCGGCGGGCAATTTTTCGCACTATACGCGCCAAATAAACAGGGTCTATTGAGTTGCCATTGTAAGTCGTAATTCCTCGTTCTTTTAAATTTTTTCTCAAACGCGAAACCGAGATCATCGGGTCCATAACAATCTCTTCGCGCACAGCTTTGATTATTTCATTTTCATTGCGCAGGGTTATTTTAGGCATTCGGTTTTTTGCGGTTATTCTTCTTTGGTTGACTTTGATTGAATATATCTGATTATCTCCTCGCATTCAACCGCACCAGCAGTAGCTTCGATTTTTAGTTTGAATGTTAAGCCGTTGTCGCTTACAACCGGCTTCATATCTACTTTTAAATTTTCCATTTTTTAGATTTTTAATAACGATTTTTGTGCCGGCGGCAGGATTTGAACCTGCATCTTTGGTAATCGCCACGAATAGCCCTGCTTTGCCGTTAAGCTACGCAGACATCACGATAATTCTCACGCTTCGTCCTTGCCTTCGTCCAACATCTCTTCACAATCGTGCTCGCCGGTGGCATACCCGTGATCGTAGGCTCTCTTTTTTTCTTCCTCCAAAGTTCTCCTCGCCAAATCCCGTTCCCACTTCATCTCTTCGCATTCTTCTTTGAGAATTGCGATTTGCTCTTCTGCAACTCTTCGGGTTGCCTCGCAGAACGGGCAATAATGCGTTTGGCCGTCTTCAGTTTCGTTAATCATAAACATAGTTTTTATTTTTTTAAAATCTTCAGACCTTTTTCAATAATTTTGGCCTCTAATCCCCCCGCCGCCCTCGCCGCCGCCGCCGCCTCCGCCGCCTCCCACGCCAGATTCTCCGCCCACGCCGCCCTCGCCGTCGCACTCGCCGCCGCGCCCGTTGCCGCCGACCAATTCGCCCCCGCCGCCACCGCCGCCCTCGCCGCCTCCTTATTCTCGTCGCTTGGGTCATCAATACAACGCTTCGCCGCTTCAATGGCTTTTCTTGGACGGCCATCTTTGGGATATTGCTTTTCCCAAATCGGCAAGACCAACTCCGCGGCATAGACGGCATAGCTCACATAACCGCGATAATCCATCAATCTAGGAAGTAGCCAATTGGCATAATCCCAATGGTCATCGGCCACCAATCGGCGAATGACGGCTTCGTGGTCTTTGTCTGGGTAGGTGGCCACAAGGTTAATGCCGGATTGGCAAGCGTTGAGGGATTGGAGTAATTCGGTGGTGATTTTCATATTTTTTACCCTTTCGGATTAAATTTTTCAAAAAACTCCACCATCGCCAGCCCCGCTCCCAGTGCGGCGGCAACCAACGCCATCTGCCAAAGACCAAGGGCGAACAAGACGATGATTAAAATAAACAAGATGAGTTTGGCCATATTTTTTAGATTATTTCTTCCAAATACTTATTGGCGAGGAGGGGTTATTCTATTTTCTTTCTATTCTTTCACCTCAAAAATTTTCTTAATTTTTTCGCGGATTTCGGCTTTGGCAATGTTCGAGTATTTCAGTTAGTGTTTTCATTGTTTTATTACTCTAATTTTTAGCTTCTTGCCGTCGGGTTTGGTAAAAGTAAATACGCCGTTTTCTCTTACAAATATCCCATCATCAATCACCTCCACCACCTCATACTCCTCATCTTCGGGCAGGGCGGGGGCGAGTTGGTACCACGGGTATTCGTCATTGTCGGTGGTGCGATACCAACCGTCTGCATAAATCATTTTATCGGAATAATTGTAGTCTTTTCCGCTTAAGACTTTTTCGATTGTCTTAATCTCTCCTCCGTCAAGCATCACCCTCTCCCCCACAGAAAACTCATAGGGATTGGGAGGGATGGGGGTTACTGATTTAATGTCATTATTAACAAAATCACCATCACATTCTACGGCAACAGAACTTCCACCTTTAATGCCAGTAAAATATTTACAAGTCTTAAAATAAATCGTCATTTTCTCGTTGTATTTAGTTATCACCTCCACCGCAAACCCCTTGGAAAGATAAAACTCAATTTTTTGTTGGTTGGTCATTGTTTTTTTAGGTTAGATAATCTTCTATTCACTTCTCCATCAACCCAATTCTTGGTTAGATTTTTCTGGACACTTTCGTAAATAATCATTTTTACTATTTCAAAAGTTTCAATCTTGGCCTGGCGGATCTCTTGGCGGAGGAAGGCATCGGCTTCGTCTTTGCGGACAGTTACTAAATAATCTCCATCATCTTCCGCTTGTAAAAGTTCCGAACTGTCTAAGGCTAAATCTTCTATTTTGTTTGTATCATATTTTTTTAAATTACTTCACCACTTCCGCCCAAACTTCTTTGCGTTCTCCAACCCCTGGCGCTTCATCTCGCCTGGCACAATCCCCAACATCGCGCTGGCCATCTTGACATCTATCTTCTCCGGCTCCCAGTCCGCGGCGGTTTCGTGCCATCCGGTGCCGGAAAGATTGATATATTCTTCACATTGTTTATTTTTGCAAATTCGGATTGAATTGTG